TAAATCGTCAAAGATTGCAGAAACCTCAGATGATACAACGATCCAGTTAGCACCACCTCTAAGTGTAGACTTGTGGATTTGTGCTGACAATTGGTTGATTGCTGTGATCAAAGTCTGGTTCCAGTCTTTCTGAGTGTAAGAAGTTGTTTGAGCAATTCTTCTCCATCCGTTGTAGTCCCAACGTAATTGCCATGCTGCACCTTTACGTAAGTCACGTAAGATTTCACGGTCAATCTCAGCCGCAACTTGCTCAGATAACAATGCTGTTAACTCAGCCTCAGCGTCGATGTTATGGAATGCTGCAACGTCTTGAGCTAATTCAGGAGACCATTGTGCTCTTAGTTTTCTTTCTGTAACAGATACAGTTACTGACTCAAGGTCAAAAGAAACCTCACCAATTTGATCTTCGAATTCTAAGCTCTCGTATCTTCTGTACCATGCACTGAATACGTTAGCACCACCTGAATAAAGTGTAGTACCTGTGTAACCATCTAAAGATGTTGCGTCACAGTCAGCACATACAGGGCAAGAAAGGTCAACTTCTAACCAAATTCTACCATTAGCATCACATACGTCATAGTAATTAGAACCGTTTCCTGTTGGAGGTGTATATCCTGTTCCGCCAGCTCCGTTGTCACCTGCATTTCTGAATTGTGTTGCTTGATTGTTACCATAATCAACAATACCTTTACCGTAGATTTGAGTTACAACTCTAAATAATAGAGGAACAAATACATCATTTCCTTGATATCTACCTTTAATAACGTTACAAGGAGTCGTAGCCGCTGAAAGTGTAGCGTTAGCGTAAATTCTCAAGTCAGAAAGGAACGCTTCAGTATCCATTTCGTTACCATCAGGACCGATTAATTTACCAGCACCTGCGTTAGCAAAACCTTCTAATTTAATGATAACTTTTCTTTGATTACCTACGTAAGCAGAGTTAATTGTTGTGTTAACTAATGCACTACCAGACCAAGCTTGTACAGTTGTGTTAGCTGTTACCGCAGTCCATCTACCTTTAGAGTAGTCAAATAATCCTGGAGGATCTAAAGACGCTTCATTACCTTCGTAAAATAAATCATAAAGGTCTTTTTTATACGGGTAACCACCTGCAGTTGCGTCATAACCAACGTTAGGGTTGGTAGGACCATTAGGTGCTCCTAGTGGTGCGTAGTGTTCACCACCTGCAGTACTGTTAGATGGTGTTGAGTTAGGATAAAGTTGTGCGTACTCAGAAGATACATTTTGGTACCCTTGAATTTTAGGTACAAAGTAGAACAATTTACCGATAGGTAAGTTCATAGCTTGTACTGATACGATGTCGTTAGCCAACAATTTAGAGAATACACGTCTTACGATCGGGAAAACAACCGTTTCAAATGCTCCGTTAGAAGTACCATCTGAAGATGCTTCGTTGATTAAGTAAGATGCTTGGTTCTCATATAATTGAGCCACGTTTTCTTTAAGATGACCTTTTAGACCTTCCAAAAAGCCTAATTTGTCCCATTTGTTAATTGTGTCTTCTTTGATAACTTTAAGGTGTTTTAACCCGATGTTACCTACAAGACCTGATTCTAATAATGCTCCCATTTTTTTGGTTTTTTATTATTTGTGTTTATGTTTATTTTATTTTTCCCATTAAATCCTTCATTCTTAAGAATTGAGGATTTTCATAAGTTTTTGATTCAATCAAGTTAGTTGCTGATCCTGTAGATACAGTTTTATTAACAGTTCTTTCGATTGATTCAGTTAATTTTTGTTCTCCATTAGAACCTGTAGAAGAAGATAATTCTTCCTTGATAGTTCTATAAAGATTTTTTGATTCTTTTAAAGACTCAACATTATCAAATCTTCTTAAGATGTTAATCTTTTCTTGTTTTGTTGTTGAGTGTTCAGTAAACAAACGTGTTGCGTAAGCTAAGTTTGAGTTAAATACAGCAACTTCGTTTAATTTAGTTCTAAATACATCAAGAGCTTTTTTGTATTCTTCATTTTTTTCTCTCAATAAATGAACTTCATTTGAAGTACTTTCGTGTAATTTGAAAGGGTCGAAACTCATATTTCTATTGTTTAATCTTGCCTTTCTAAGACCTCTACTTCCGTCTTTAGAACCATTACCCATAGTTCTTGCAGCTTCTTTAGTTTCTTTTTTCTCGTAAGTTTTGTAATGACCTTTAACGTCACCAGCTTTTTTCTCAACTCCGTTTACTTTTTTACGTTTGAACTCGTGTTTGTTTGAACCGTAGTTCTTTTCTTCCTTATATTCAAATTTAGCTTTACCTGTACCCATAGCTTTAACACCTTTTCCGAAAGCTTCTTTTTTCTTTTCGTCAAAACCGCCGTCCATGTTAGGTTTTTTGTCATAATTGAATTTAGGACCATGTCCGATTCCAACTCCTTTTGGTTTGATCGTTTTTTTCACTGCTTCCATGACAGCTTCCATATCAATGTCCATTTCTTCTTCCTCATCCATTTCTGAATCCATATCCATGTCATCTTCTTCGCTCATTTCATAACCGAATTCCATTTCATCTTCTTCATCCATTTCAGTTTCGAAATCCATTTCCATATCATCTTCTTCTTCAAGACCTAAACCGCCTTTAACAGCACCCATAGCGGCACCACCCCAAGACCATTCATCAAGTTCAGCATCGTCGTCTTCATCTTCCATTTCGATTTCATAGATAGTTTCTTCAACTTCATCTTCCATATCCATTCCTTCGGACATTTCGTCTTCCATTTCCTCATCTAATTCATCTTCCATTTCATATAATTCGTCTTCCATTTCAGATTCTCCTAATTGGATCATGTATTCATTATCACCGTCTTTAAAGTGAACATTTCCACCTTCTTTTTTCACAACGATTCCGTCTTCATCACCCATAGCTTTGAATACTCTTAAAACTTCTTCGTCTGACGCATCAGTCAAATCAATTGTTTCTTCATCATCAACATCCATTTCTTCGTCATCCATGTCCATTTCTTCGTCACCCATATCCATTTCCTCATCGTCCATGTCTACATCAGCTTCCATTTCATCGTCCATGTCTTCGTCCTCAACTTCAGTTTCTGTGTCAAGTTCTTCTTCACCCGCCATAGGTTCTTGTTCTTCAATCTCCTCTTCGTCTTTTGCTTCTTTAAGGGATTCTTTTACCAATTGTTTGATTTCTTCAGTCATTGTAGACTGAAGTATTCCTTTTGCATTTTCTTTAAGAGTCTCCTCCAAATTCTTGATTTGGAAAAGAGCATCTTCTACTACATTTTGATTTTTGTTCATATCTTTTTTAAAAGAGTTTTCAAATAAATATCTATAACTTTCAAAAAATTTCACTTTACGGACATTTGAGACAAAAAAAAATGGGAAAAGACTTTTTTGTCCTTTCCCATTTCCAGAAAATTATTATTATTCTTAATTCTCGATTACTTCGTCAATCTTTGATTCAACAATTGCGGTGATTCTCCAATCCATAGAATAATTCTCATAAACTTTCGTCACCTTTGCCTCAACATCAGTTGGTGAAAACCCACGAACTAATTTTTCTTCTCGTTGTTTTTTAACTTTACCTGATTCACTATCTACCAAATCAGTTGTAATTTTTGCAATAAAATATTTTTCGTCCATAATTAATTATTTATTCAAATAATCGGATAATCTATTCATTAAGTCAAGAGATTTAGATCCTGTTTCCCCAATATGTCTTTCGGCATTCATTTTTTTCTCTTCGTCAAGATTCTCTTCATAGTTCATTCTTTCATTTGGGTCTTTAAATAGATAAGCACCAGGTGTAGATGGCGAAGATACAAGGTCAAAACAAATAAGTTCAAAATCATCTTGTACTTCATTCTGTTCGCCAACTTTCTTAAGTGATCCTACACCACGAGAAGATATACCTAAAGTAACTCCTTGACGTAAGTAGTTTGCTGCTAAATCTCCTTTTGTAGAAACAATCCCTCTTTCGTGAAAACCAGGACTTGTTAATAATTTCAATTTACCCAACAATACAGGACCTTCCCACCATATATCAGTAATAGCATGTGATACTCTATCTAAATCTATTAAAGATGATTCAGGGTGATTTAATTCAGAAAGAGCGGTTCCTTTTTGAATCATTTTTTTATAGTTTTCAGCTTCTCTCTTAAGAATCTTCTCAGGATAAACTCTTCCGTTTCTATTTGGGGTATTGTATTTTTGTAAAACCGCATAAAACTCAAATGGTTTTGAGTGATCCAACATATCTCGATTTTCTCTAATCATAGATAAGTTTCTTCTTTCATTTGGATCTATATACCCTGCGTCGTACTCAACAAGAATCCCTTTTCCGGAATCTCTCGGACCTAATATTTTTAAATCGCTCATTTAATATTTTATTTATAAATACTAAATAGTTTCAGTTTCTTTCTTTATTGGTTTTTGATTTCCCTTTTTTGTTAGATAAAATTTGAAGTATTTGTTTTTATTCATTGTATCACCATAGATTTCTTTGATTAGACTTTTAACATATTTTTTTAATCTTGGTGATTTGAAGTCCATAGGTTCTAAGAGAAAAAGATTTATTTCTAAATTCATAAAGGACTTCTTTTTTAGTTGTAGACCACTTGTTCGTAAATCAAGATCTACTATGAATTTAGTGTCGAATACTTCTTTGTTTATGTGTTCTAATACGCAATGTTTAACTGATCTTGACATATTTAACACGACTCGGTTCCAATTTTCTACCTCGTCTTTGGGTTCTACCCATGTTTGGATGTTTATGTAAATTGATTTTAGGTTTTGAGCATCTATTGTTCCATAATGTGATTTAAACGTGCGATACCCACTTAATTTTGTGGTTTTCCCTTTTTTCATAAATATTTTTCATACACTAAAGGTTTATTTTTGTATAAATGTAACCAATTATTATATTTATATCAACAACCTAAAAATTTATGTTATACGTAGAAGTAAAAAAGGGAAATATTGAAAAAGCATTAAAAGACCTCAAAGGTAAGGTTATTAGAACCAAGCAGAACGCTAAATTATTTAACAGAAAAGAATTTACAAAACCTTCAGTTGAGAGAAGAGCCGAGATTCAAAAGGCAGCTTATATTCAAAAATTAAAATCCCAAGAAAATTAAAGACCCTCGTTAAGTTGTTTCAACTTATAGTAGTTCAACTCGTTGAATGACTCGGTCTGCAATTTATCTAAAACTTTTGTGATTGTTTCTTGAGTTTCAGAATCAGATCCTTCTTTTTGATTATTTAATTTGTTAATAACCTCATCTTTCATTTTACCGTAATTCTCAATTAAAGATTCTTTTGGTGTTGATAGGATATTTTTTAATTCTTTTTGTTCTGACTCTGATAATGAAGAGATATATTTTTGAACCGTTTTGTTTGCAACATTTACCATAGAATTAAGAGGAACTTCGATTACCTCTTTTTGTTCTTGTGATTTGTTTTTTAATGATTCTAAAATTGTTTTTTTACTTTTGATTTTATTCTCTAAAGTTAAAACATTTGATGAGAATAGATCATCAATATTCTTATATGTGTTCTCACATTTGATGTGACCAACCCAAGCTTTTAATTCTTTAATTTGGTTCGGAGTAATCTTATTAACTAAGTTTTCGTAAGCGGTAATTGATTCATTTATGAACTCATTTGCCACAGATTCTGATAATCCTTTATTAGATGACAACTCATCGTATAGAAAAAATACTTGTGAAATATTTTTATTTTTTAATACTAATTCTTCAAAAACAAAAAGATCTCTTTTAAGGTTTTTGTTTTTATATGACTCAGTTAAACAAGTTTCTATTTTTGATTTTAATTCTCCGAATTTCATTTTACAATTTTTCTAATAAA